TCATAATGTATAACATCTGTGCTGTTTTCAGGTGTGAGCCAAATTTTTAAATTAGGTGTTATTTGTCTGTCAAGAAAATATTGTGTTGGTCTACCTGTCGTTGTTTTATTGGGTATAGATAGATAAGTATCACGACTTATACGTGACATATTAAAATCTGTCCCACTCCTTCTAACAACAACGGACAAAACATCAATCACGTCTGTTCCTAAATCATATTCTGAATCACCTGCTGTGAGTGCCTGTGTTCTCTGAACAATTGTCCATTGATTAAGTCCACGATTAGCCCACTCAGCCAACATTAAGTTAAGTGATCTTTTTGCTGTTTTAAGATCATAACCTGTTCGTATTTCTAAACCACATCTTTCAAATGCTTCTTCTATATAATCATCAACTGCTAGTTCAAAATCGGTAGAGCTTGATGTTGCCATATTTACCTCAAATCGTTTGCGATACGAAAATTAAAACTAATGAACATAATTGAGCGATAGCTAATACAACTATCGCCCATATTTTTTGGTTTAAAGATCTAATATCTTCACGCAAATGAGCAAGATGATTATTCTCAATAGTATCTAATCTTTGATTAATAACTTTTATATCACCTTGTAATTTTGTAGACATTAATAACCTTTTCTCACTTGCATAATAATTGTGTAAGTATCTGCACTAGAGTGTCCAACAGTAGTAAACTTTATGTCACCTGTTTTACCACTACCAGAATTGTTCGGAATACCACCAAAAGATGTATAATCGTGATAACCAGATTGGTTTTCTCCTAGTTGTATTGCCAATACATCAGATGAAGCATCAAAAAGAATACTAACTTTCATACCTGTACACTGCCACCATATTTTTTCTATAGTTGCATCTGTACAAGCACGTCCACTTGCATCACCTCCTAAAGCACTTACATCAACTTTTGTAACGGCACTTTCACCTGTGCCGTCACTTATGTTAGTAAATTTTAAAACAGCCGTCTTTAAGCCATCTTGTATGGTTTGACTTGCAACTGTATCAGCCATGTTACCCTCCTAAAATACAGAGTATTCTATTTCGAGAGTACCACGAAAAGCTGTTAAGGCTGTATCACAAGTTGAACCTGCACCCATATATAAATTTTTACTAGCAATAGCTGCACTGATATTTGGTTCAAATACATGATATGTACCAGCAGTTGCATCTAAATCAATATCAATCTCTGTTACTGAGTCAGTTGCTGAAATTCTTGGATTAAATGATGCAACACCAGCACCCACAATTTCTGTGCCAGAAGATATAGCAGTATTAGTTGCTGTACCTGATGTAGCACTAAGTTGTAAGTTAGCTAATGAATTAGCATCACTTGCCGCAGCAGTTGTAATTCCAAGAACTACCTTGTGAATAAAAAATTTACTTGCTGTTACAAGTGCGTCTGGATGATCTGTGTTAAGCTCACCTATTTCAACAAGAACATCATTATCTGCATAAGTTGTGTCAGCAGCATTAGTATCTGCTAAACTAACAGCAAATGTTTGAATTTTTCTTGTTCCTAATGAAATTAACTGTCCAGTTGAATTAACAGAAAAACCAGTTTCTGTAATAGCACCAGTAGTCGAGCTTTCATTTATTACTTTGAAACCACTCTTTGATCGAATGGTACTCGAAAAAGTTGTGTTTGCCATATATAACTCCTTATCTTGGCTTGTCTGCTTACGCAGTTAAGGTTTTTTTTAAAGATATAAAAAAAAAGGCGACTTGTAAAGTCGCCTTTAACAATTGTTCGGTTTATTTAAGCACCTGGTGAACCAAATACACATCTTGGATCAGAAAATCCAAATGAATATCTTTCACGAGCCTTAAACCTCATATTGCCAGTTGTGAAGTCATCTTCCATTGAAGTAGCAAGAGGTGCTCTTTCAAAATGTAAGAATCCTCTTGGTGCATCAGTTTTAATAAAGAACGCATCAGTATCTGTTAAGAAGTGGTTTACTACATAACCATCTGGTAGCATACCCATGTTCTTAATAGCATTTACGTCATTATCGGAAGTGCTTGGTCTTAGAGTTGACTCTAATAAACGATCAGCAACAAATTGTAATTGAGGTGGGATAATAAGTTTCATTCCACGTAGTGCAATGATCATATTTCTCTCATCAACAAATGTTGAAATGTCAATTAAAGCGTTCTCTAATGAAGTTTCATTTAGATCAGCAGCTGTACTTGGCTCATTTCTAAATGTACCACCTCCACCTAGTGGGTGATCAGTTGCACAAAGCTCCTTACCATCACCACCTGTGAATGAACTGTCAAACGCATTGTTCAAAGTTGCCGCAGCTTTTACTTGTTTGCTGTGTGCCATAGAACGAGCTAATGCTCTTGTATATCTTGCACCTAATCTGTCGTACAAGTTATCTTCCATAGCTTCTTGCGTTAAAGCAAACGCTAATGCAATTGTTTCATGCGTATAACGTGCAGTATAAACTTCATTTGCAGTGTCAAAATTGACCCCAGCACCTTCAGCTTTAGTTGGTGCGTTACCAAAACCTGATAACATCACTTCTTCTTCAAACGCTCTGTCAGAAGATTCTGTATCATAGATTTCTGCGTGTTCTGCATCATATCTATCATATTCCATTCCAAACAATGCGTTTAGACCTGGTTCTAGCTCTTTCGCTAGTTGTGCTCTACTTATCGCCATTATCTACCTCCTACGCTAAGCCTGCACCTTTTTGACCAAAAATAGAATTTTGGATCACAACGTGCACATTGGTTGCATCTGACGAAACATCAGAATTTTCAGGGTCTTGCGAAATGTCAATACATTTTAAAGGTAAACCAGCAGTTGTAGCACCAGTTGCTACGTCTAGCTCAGCACCAGAAATACCAGTAGTGGTACTACCAGAGCTTGTGTAAACAATATCAAAGTTACCAAATAAATCTGCAACTGGAAAAGCTGCATTGCATTGAATTTCATAGATAACATTTGGGTCATCTATGATGAAAGCAATAATGTCAGAAGCATTAGTGCTTGCAGGATAGAAATTACTAAATTTCTGTTCCTTAGTTGTTGGATCAGTATACTGAACACCATTAAATACACCTACAATAGGAACTGTTCCACCATCAGCGTGTACTTCTACAGTACCACCAGTAACTTGAGCTACCATGTCACCCTGAAAGATTGATG